CCAACCTGCGTGAACAGCCAAAGTATTACCGGCGGCGTACGTAGTGCCTGAACCGGGGCCTTGCACTAAGCCCAAGTACCACGCAGCGGTATAGCCTGAGCCTTGGAAATATTTGGTATTCATATCCTGCAAACCTTCGTTCACAACCAAGTTATGAAAGGTATCAGTCCACTTAAATTGACCATCAGGGCCGTGACAAGTCACTGTAAAAACACCGCCTGCGCCTACGCGCTCTGTGCTACCGGGACGGGCGACTAAGGATGCAGATACGGCATCTTGTGCTTTGGAGATTTCTGTGCTCATGTTTAATCCTTACGAGATACGCACGATGGCGCTGTTTGCATCGGGGGTTGGGAAAATAATCTGGAACGTGTCGTTGTTTACTGTCTTGTCTGAACCAAAGTCCAGAACAGCTACCGACTTGTTGCCTTGCGTAAAGTTGTACACTAAAGCTCCACGACAAGTAAATGTAGCATTTGTCCAAGTTGAATTAGTGAATGAAACGTACGCTGTTGGCACTTGGCTAGAGTTGTCGCCAGACGTGGGCGATACCGAAATAACCAGAGTATTTCCGCCAGTAGTGTACCCATTCCCATTTGGCACTTCATTTACGCTTGAATAAATGGTTGTTGTAGGGCCAATATTAGCTGCAGCCGTATACAACGCTACTTTAAATGTATTAGGCGACGTTGGGCCAAAGTTATGAACCGCTTGGAGCAGTTCAACTTTAAAGCTAGTTGTTGCTGTTTGTTGGATCGACATATTAAGTTACCGCCTGTCTGTATTGACCAGAACGATATGCGTCCTGACGTTCCATACCATCGCCCAAACGTTTAGCCAACGCAAGTGCTTCTTGGTACTTACCATTGTAAAGCGCCATCATGTCTTGCTCACCCTTCATGTAGGTATAAGCCTCAACTAAAGAGCCGTACAACAGCACAGAATCAAAATTATCACCAAGCCAAGTTGTTGATGCGGTCACAATTGATTCTGGGTAGTAGTAATAGTGCAGTTCTACGGGATATGTTGCATCAGGTGTTGGGCCAAGAATAAACGACAGCTCGTTAGCACTATTTGTCTGCGCACCAAATAAGGCGTAGTACTTAGGAATCCCAGTATCACTCGCTCTTGGGTAAGCCTGACGGATGAAGTTGACATCCTTATTTAGCAAGTACTCATAATCGCCAGTAGACAAAGTGCCATCTACAACCGCCATGGAGTACACCGCCAAGAAATCGCTAGGGCACCCCAAGTACTTATTCCCGCTTGATATTGAGCCCGTCACGTTCTTGCGAAGTGATGGAAACTGAACTGTGTTGTAAATACGCTGCTCAGCCTGCTGAACAAACACGGGAATATTAGCCACGAAATCTGCTTCCGTGTTCTCCGTGTAAGCTTGAATATTAGCGCTGAGCTGCGTGTAGTTCATGCCATTGGGCCTCGAGACATCAGACCTTTAGTAGCACAACCTGTACCGCGCATCTTAATGCCGCTGGTTTTAGTGGGCTTATAGCCTTGGCTACGAGAGTTAGCTACGTTAGTAGGCGTCTCTCTTAGGTACTTAGCGTTGTCTTCTTCGCCTACAACAACTGTAGGAACAATCTTAGGTTGACGATAAATTTTAGTAGCCATGATTAACCTCCACGGCCAGAGCGACGACCGGGGCTCATCTGGTTGGCAATCTTAGCCATACCACGACCCATTTTCAGCATGTCGCTGTTTGTTTTACCACCGGCTCGCATGTTCTTAACCGCAGCATCAGGATGTGCAGCTTTCATGCCCTTGGCCATGTGTGCTTTAAGTGCTTTCTTTGCGTCCATTTTAGGCTCCTATCTGTATCGTTACTGTACCAACTTCTGCCAATAAAACCAAGTAGTTTGGCGTTAAAGCAGTATCAAATGATCGGGCCCCGCCAACAGGGTTCCAACCCCACTGAAAGACTCGACTACCTTGCTCCGGAAAACCATCAGCATTAACTGCTGTGCTGTTGGTATTTGCAATTTGCAACCCGCTTAAACCAGACTGATAATAGCTCCGATCAGGGCGAGGATTTCTTAAACCTTGTGGGTCATCAACTGGATACATACCCAGTTGCAACTGTGGCTGATCGGGATCCCAGCACTCAGGGCAAACCAACAAGTCATAATTCTTCGTCTTGATGATCTCTTTACGCAGCACTTTTAACTTGAACCGCTGATCGCAACGGTCGCACTGCGCAATAGCCCATTTGCCAGAAGCAAACCGATTACCCATCAGGTGCCCCCAATATATTGCTGACGAGGTACAAACCGCACTGCGGCCTTCTCTCGGTCTTCTGTTGCTGCCAACTCCCAAGCTTCGTCGTATTGCTGCTTCAGTACAGGCAAGCGCTCAGCGCCCCCGGCAATCTTCAGTGCCAAGTAGTACGACAGGCCAGCGGCCAAGCAAGGGATAAATCTGAATGGAATGTCCATTACGTTCACACCACCACCCGCATCTTGCGTGCGGCGCAGACGCCAGTAGACAAAGGTGTACTGCTGGGCTGAATCCGGAGTCGGCCAAACAGTAACAGCAGGGACTTGGGCCCAGTACACAGTAGCTGCAGCGGTGTGACCCACTGCAATTGTTTCTTGCTGGCCACGGAAGCAGTTATAAAGCGTACCGGTCTTGGCGTTTGTGTTCTGTGTGATGTAGCCGTAGTTGATAATCTCGTCATCAATCTTAATAAAGCCAGTAGCAGGGAGACCCGTCACGTCATTTAGCACAATCTCAGTGCTCGTAGACGTAATAGTCGTTGTAAGTGTGGCTGCAATCGGGGAGTTCTGCCCGTTGAAACGCTGAATCCAGACCTGAATAGGCCTAGCTTGTTGAATCTTGTTGGGGATCGTAGCGTAGGTAGAAACACTAATACGTGTGATTGTTAAGTCAGCCTGATTATTTTGGATATTAGCTTGCGTGCGGATCACGTGCTCAATTAAATCCACTGTGTCGTCCGGTAAAGCGTACGTGTTTTGGCCCTGTGTCAGAGTGATCTCACCCTGCTCAATCGTCCACATATTAATGCCGCGATTGGCCCAATCTGCAAACATGATGTTCAAACTACGGCGTGCAGTGCGCAGGTCATAGCCAGTACGCAACTCACCACCGGCGCGTTCAAACGCTTCCTCAACTAGCTCATCTAGCTGAAGATTAAATGTTGATGCGCCAGAAGTAATTGCCATTATCTAAACCCTGCTGTTTTCTTTGCGATCTTTTTTGGTTGGGCTACGAATTGTTTCCCGGCCTTTTTGCCCTTACGTTTCGCCAGCGTTGTTGCAGCGTACTCAGAAGGGCTGAGACTTTTAATCGCAGCGCTTGGAAGGTATCTTTCACCCGTGTCAGAAGAGCGTTTGCCACTTTTGGTTCTCCATTTTTGGTCGCCCCAGTCTTTCAATGATTTCTGAGGCGCTTTCAATCTCGGTAACCCCCGCCAGCCGCCTTGTATTTCTTGGCGACAAGCTGCGCTTTACGCGCTGACCACTGACCTGCGCCAGTTCCTTGGGTTGCTGCGGCTTTTACTTGGGACACAATCCTCTTGCGAAGACTGGGTTTTGTGTAATTACCTGCGGCGTTAACTTTACCACCATCAGCGTACTGTGTGAAGTCAGTATCATCCCTGCGAGACTTACGTTTCGCATTTGGCATTTTGCTGGGGTTTATGTCCCCCATACCTCGGGATGCCATCATGATTAGTACATCTTACAGTTAGTCTTGCCTTTTGTGGCAATTCCATCCGCACGTTTAGACGCTGTCATACCGCCCGAAGCCATCTTTTTAACACGGCCACCACGCTTCATGCCATCGCCTTTGTAAGATTCTTCGTCTTTACCGGAATAAGCTTTACGCGCTTTATCTTCGGCTTCAGTTTCACGTCGATAGTTATCAACTTCTTCTTCGTCTAAACGAGCCTTAGCATCTTTAGACAACTCAACTTTATCGCGTCGGTTTGCTGCTTTTTCAGCGGCGCTACCAAGGCCAGACTTGTCAACCATATTTTTACCAAGACCGGTCTTTTCGTCGATTGCGCGACCAACCCCATAACCAATTTCAAACGCGGCTACCCCAGCACCACGGCGACCAATCTTGCGGTTTTCAGCACGTTTGCCAGCTTCACGAACGGCGTCTTTAGCGCCGCCAGTAAGTTTAGAAGAATCTACTTCACGACCTTTTTTAGCCTTGGCAGTATCTTCACGGTCACGAGCAACTACGTCGTCTTTGAGCCCGGGTAGGTTGTCCCATGTAGCCATAATTACACCTCAATACATTTTGCAGTTAGTTTTGCCACGTGAGGCAATGCCGTCTGCTCGTTTGGAAGCTGAGCCAACTGATCCGCCCTTAGCCTTTTTCTCGTACATGTCACTCATACTTACACGTGAAGAAAGGTCATAAGCGGCTTCATTATCTGCAGCGGCTTTACGGTCTGCAACTTCTGCTTTAGCCTCTTGCATTTTTGCACGAGTTTCAGGATAGATAACTTCGTCTTGAGACCCGGGCGTGCGCCGAGGCTTGTACTTTTTAGCTGCTGCTGGTGTCATTGGCATGATGTTTCCTTAGCAGGACTTGCCGCCCATGTTCATCTTCTTCATGCCGCCAGCTTTCATGCCCAATGGCTTTCCAGCGGCTTTCATTGAAATCATTGTGCCTTTTGATAAGCCTTTTGATTGTATAGCGTGCTCGCCCTTGCCCTTGTTGCCGCCAGACTTAACAGCGCCCATTTTTGCTGTAGTGATACCGTTACCGGCGCTACCGCCTTTTGCCATTTTCTTTGTAGCCATAGTGTTACCGCCTTCTTTCATAATTGACATCTTGCCATGAAGTGTCTTAGGTTTGTTAACTTTTTGAAGATCGGGGCGGGACGTATTTGTGTCCTTACCAAACTTCACCCCTTTGCTCGCGCCGCTAAATTCTTTAGCAACCGATACCGGTACACCCGCAGCCTTTGCAAACTTTGGGTTGTGTGCAGCAGCATCCATGAACTGCTTTTGTTTTTCACT